CACCCTCCATACCATCAGATACGTACTCTACTATCACGCTCTTGCCTGACATCGTAGAATCAAAATTAATAACCCCTGCTTTCGAATCTATTCTAAAGGTAGGGTTAGCATTAGCCGTCTCCGTATTAAGCCCGTAGCGAGCTCCTATTGCAAAATCAAAGTACCACATACCATCACAGCAATAACCCTCTGCATTGTTGTATGCGCTATTCTCATTTAAGTATATTGTCTTCTTAGTACCTGTAATCCTATCAACGTCAATTGGTGAGAACTCAGGCTTTAATACACTACCCGCTTCGTCAAATAATATCTTAGCATTATTATCTTGCAAGTACGCCTGTGCTGATGTTAACTGAATATTCTCAGTCATTGGGTATAGCACACCATTCTCATACAAAGAAACACGAACCCAATTAACATTGTCTGAAGGCAACACGAATCGTACTGCATCATTCACTGTAAGTTGAAGAGTCTTAATCTCCTTAAACGCATCGTAGTTAAGCTCCTGTACTGCACGCTTAGCGTGAAATAGAATCTTAAATCGGTCCTCGTTATTCACTAAAGAGTGGTTTCCTTGATACATCAACATAAAGTTGTTGACTATATCCTTTAGGCTAACGTATTGGTATGAACCCCAATTAGCATCCTCAGGGCTTGCTCCTGAATTTTCGTAGTACTGATACTGAGATATATATGCCATTATTGTTGTAAGTTATTTTGTTGTTCTTCTCCCTGTGCGTACTGCACCACCATCGCTTCACGTATCTCAACACCTGCGTACTGACATATTTTTATAACCAAATCATTTAGGTTGTCAAGCGGTAACTCAAAGTCTTGATAATCACTTGCAGATGGATTAAACACAGGACCTTGTGCTTGTAAAGCTGTGTTGTAAGTCCATTTAGGAGCTACAGGGTATCTAACATACTGAGCTGATATATCGGCAGCACCATTAAATGTACTAGGATAAATTGTCATTACAGAACCTTCAGTCGTGTATGCAGGAAAATCAACGCTAGGTGCTGTAAGAACTGAAGCGTTAAGCATTGTAATCTTTGATTGACTGACCCTTTCAGCTTCTCCTTTAAATGAACCACCACTTGAGCAAAGCACCTTGTTGATTAAGTAATAATCTGAAGGCATTGTGTATGTGTTGGTCGCAGCTTGAACTAACGGAGCTGTCTTTGAAAACAAATCAATAGTCTCAAGTATGCCTTTAGATAAATTAGCATACTCAGTTCCTGACCTACGCGCATTCTCTAAGTTAAGCTGTGTATTGTATTGGTAAAAACAATTCTCAAATATCTCTAACTGTGCTTGTTGTGCATACAGGTTAAAGTCTGATGGGGAAAGGTATCCGTAGTTATTCTTATTAAGTATAGCAAGGACTGTATTTCTTACTGTATCTATCATCTTAAAATCTTTTCACAAATATACGCAAAAAAAAAGAGCCCTATAAAAGAGCTCTTTAGTAGTTTGTTTGCTTGCTGTATTAGCTTGCAACTATATCAGTTATAAGCACCGGAGGAGTTATCTCTAAAACCTCAGCAGTGTTATTACCATTCGCTAAACGGATAATGCTGTCTTGGAAGAAGTTTCTCATCTGTACTCTTGAAGATGCGGATGCACCTGCGTAAGTTATAGTAAGAGTATCAGCTCCATCAGTAAGTCCGTTGTTTATTACGACAGTGTTATCTGTTGGTGCACTCACCATTGATACATTATCAACTCCAATTAGCTTTGGTTGGTTCACAACCTCTTGCCAAGATATACTGTTAAGCGTAATTGATGAGCCTACTTGAGAAGCGTCTTGAGCTTCTATACCAAAGTAAATACCGTTGCTTGTCCCTACTCTTTTATATCTAATCTCATTTTCACCCACTTTTAAGTTAACTTTAATAAAAGTAGTACTACCATTCCAATACACAAACGGAGCTGAACCAACTACTTCTGCAACATCAATCTTAACAAGATACTCTTGATTAGCAGTAGTTGAGCCTACAGCTTGCACAGCACGCCTAGTAGTAGATTCTGCAACAAACCTAACAGTCTTAGCTTGTAAATTAAATACAGAATACTGACCTGAACCTAGCCTTAAATACCCATAAGCAAACTGATTGGTTGCTTGTAGAGAGATGCCTGTGTAGTTTGTTTGCTTGACCCCTGACCTGTTCCCTGCAAAAAAGTTTACTTGTGTGGTTGTAGCGTCAGCTACAAACGTAAGACTACCTGAACCACTCGTAACATCAACATCTACTGCAGCACTTCCGTTAACATTCCAAATAGATATACTATTGTCAGCTAAATCTCCTGTAACACTAGCTACATTAAACTTATATTCAGTACCTATAACTGTAGGGATATTTAATTTAACTAATTGCTCATTACTACTAGATATAGCTTGAAGTGCATTGTCTACAATATTTGCTGAAGCAAGATTGTTGGTAGACCACTGAGGTAAAGTAGTTACATCAGTACCGTTAGCTATACCTGTAAACTGTCCGTTATCTACAAGCTCAACAGCTCCTGATTCTTGTACTGAAACATTAGTTACTGAGCCATTAAAGCTATCTGTGCTTCTAAACACACATAGTGTACCTGTTGCTGTTATATCAAGAGAATAAGTACCATTTGCTGTTATACTATTTAATCCTAACGAACCATTACTTAAAAAAGCATTTAAAGTACCACTAACATAATCCTCAACAGTAAACTCTAATTTATAAATTTTACCTGACACAATACTAAGTGCTTGACTTATGGCACTAGTAGTAGCACTACCATCGTAAGTAGCTTTTCCGTTGTTAATACTCCAACCTGCATCTTTACTCCAATTAGAGTCAGTAGCAAAATCACCGTTTATTACTAGGTCAGGACCGTACTCCTCAAAAGAACCATTACTCAGGACCTCAGGCCCCAAGTATGATTTATTTAGTTTTAAAAAATTTGCCATCTTATGAAAGTGTTATAGCTGTTGTTGTCAACACCTGATTATATTTATGGTCTCTAAACTCATTAAGAGGAATGTCTAACCTACTAGCTGTTGCTGACTGAGCGTTTAATCTCTGAACAAACCTCTCAATCACGTCAGCTACAAAGTATGTGTTAACCGCATTGTTAAGCTGTTGCAGAGTTACCTTGTCAGCCTGAGGGCCTGCAGCAAACCAAAATGATGATTGGTTAGGTGCACTCGTAGCTTCGTCATACTCAGAGATAATATAGTTATCAATCCTAAGAATCTGATTCCCTCTTGTATCACCATTAGGTGCAAATATAGAGAACGAATCTCCTGCAGTTGAAAGGCTATCATTAGATAGTAACAATGTATTATTATCAAGAACTTGCACAATAACCGCCTCAGTTTTATCTGTAGTATTAAACACTACGTCCCCAACCTTACAAGTCGTTAAAAAATCACCCCCAACTACTTGAAGGTAATTACCTAGTGATACCTCTATAATAGATGCATTATCTACTGTACCTGCAAACGTGCCGTTTGCTTGAATAATTAAATCTGTTGCTGTACCTCCTCCGGTTAAAACCTCAGTATAAACAGCGGGTGTATCATAATATGTTGCAACAGAGCCTCCGTTTAATCTTACTCCAACACCACCTCCTGTTCTAGTTTTAAGCTCAAATGATACAAGCCAAGATTTAGTGTTGTTAGAAGTAAAAGTTTGCTTTAATTCAAAACCCGAATTTTGAGCTGTTCTATTAGCAACATTACCACCAACAGTCCAAGTACCTTCTGTTGTCCAAGCAGTAGAGCCTGTTGGAAAATCTCCATCAGTAATCAAGTCTACATTACCGTAGGTTGGAGTCACTGTCGTTCCACCTGTTAGTTTCAAGGGTATTCCTAAATACTTTGCCATAGGCTTAAGAATAAACTATTGATGAAACCGCTCTAGGTGGAACCTGTAATGGAGCGACCTCTTTCCAATTTGAACTAAACAAGTCTTGAATAACTCCAAGAATCCAAATCTTCATATCGTGAGCTCCTACATTAGCATCGTGAGTTATGGTTATAACACCAAGATTAGAAAGAGAAGTTTCTTGATAAACTTTTAATGTTAATACAGTAGAACTTGTTGTCCCTACCGACATAATGCCTTCAAGATTACTAATGATTACATCACTTGTTCCGTTATTTAGATATATATACTTTCTCATGATTATGCTATTTGAATGTCAGAAATTGAATAAGGAGCGTCAGAAGCTAATACGTTATACATCGGCTCTGACCAAGGACGTTGATTAGCTGCAATAAATTGTCTAGTAAGCCAATCAACCATAGCCGTATCTGAAGCTGAAGGCATGGCTGCGTGAGATATTTGACAACGGTCTAACCCTGCATCTTCCGTTCTATACACTATATCGGTTTGTCCAACTAAATTTGTTTGAATTTTTACCATACTCGCAATAGGTATTATAAGCACCTCGTGCGTTGGAATGTCATTTACTTTGATAAATTTTACCATTGTTTTTTTGTTTTAACTATATAAATGATTAATAATGTGACAAAGATAGCAAAAAA